ACGTATTTGAGAAGTTCGACAAAGTGTTTTCAGGACACTACCATACACGGAGCGACAACGGACGAATCTTCTACTTAGGTAATCCTTATGAGATGTTCTGGAACGATGTGAATGATACTAGAGGATTTCATATCTTTGATACGGATACCCTCACTCATACTCCAATTAACAATCCTTATAAATTATTTTATAATATCTACTATGAGGACACTAATTACAAGTTGTTTAATGTTACTGAGTATGAAAACAAAATTGTAAAAGTGATTGTCCGTAAAAAGTCAAAACCAAAAGACTTTGAAAAGTTTATTGATAAGTTGTATTCGGTTGGTGTTCAAGATTTAAAAATTATCGAAAATTTTGATATTCAAGAGAATGAAGATTTTGAAATAGGAGATGAAGAAAACACACTTTCAATTTTGAGTCGTTACATTGATGAATCTGAAACGCAATATGACAAGAATATTATTAAAAATATTTTTCAAGACCTTTACAAACAAGCCTGCGAGGTAGAATAAAAATGTATCTCCTCACTCTCAGAGAAAGCAAAGAAGAGGGTGCTTATGCCGTACAGGACAGGTATGGTGATAAGGTTCTTTTTTTGTTTGAAGAAGAGGATGATGCTGTTCGTTATGCTATGATGCTTGAAGATCAAGATAATGCTCTAATGGATGTGGTAGAAGTTGATGATGAACTTGCCATAAAAACTTGTAAAATGCACAGTTACAAATATGCTGTGATTACTTCTGATGACATTGTGATTCCACCTAAAAATGATAACTTTCAAAACTATTAAATACAAAAACTTTTTGAGTACAGGCAATAACTGGACTGAAATCGACTTTGAAAAAAACAATACAAATCTAATCATCGGAACAAATGGTGCTGGCAAATCTACCATGTTGGATGCTTTAACTTTTGTATTGTTCAACAAACCATTTCGTAAAATTAATAAACCACAACTAGCAAATACAACAAATGAAAGAGAGTGTTTGGTAGAAATTAAGTTTTCTGTAAATAGTCGTGACTATTTGGTTCGTCGTGGAATTAAACCAAATGTTTTTGATATTGAGGTAAACGGAAATCCTCTTCATAAGGAAGCAGATGATCGTGCCAATCAACGCATTCTGGAGGAGAGTATTCTTAAGGTAAATTATAAATCTTTCACTCAGATTGTGATTCTGGGTAGCAGCACCTTTGTGCCTTTTATGCAGTTAACGACTGCTAATCGTCGTGAAGTCATTGAAGACCTGCTGGATATTCGTATCTTTTCTGCGATGAACAGTTTAATTAAAGAAAAAATTAGAATACTAAAGGAGCAATCTAAATCTTTAGATTTGAAGAAAGATAATATTAAAGATAAGATTGAGATGCAAGAGAACTTTATCAATGAACTTGAAGAGCGTGGAAATGCCAATATTAATTCTAATAAGAAAAAAATTATCGATCTTGATGCAGAAGTAATTGCTTATATGGAGGATAATTCTTCTCTTGAAGAAAAAATTTCTGGATATATCAAAGAACAAGAAAGTGTTACGGGTGCTGGGGATAAGTTAGTAAAACTCAATAACCTGAGAGGCAAGTTGTCCCAAAAAGTAAGCACAATTACCAAAGAACATAAGTTTTTTACGGAAAATACGGAATGCCCTACTTGTGGGCAGACCATAGAAGAAGAATTTAGGTTAAATAGAATTAGTGACGCTCAAAATACGGCAAAGGAACTTAAGGATGGTTATGAAGAACTTGAAAAAACAATAAAGTTCGAACAAGAAAGAGAGCGTCAATTCAACTCACTATCTAAGGAGATTACTAAACTCAATAATGACATTTCTAAAAACAATACTCGAATATCTGGATGTCAACGACAGATCAGAGATTTGGAATCGGAAGTTCAAAGAATTACCGAGCAAGTTGCAAACAGAAATACTGAGCATGAGAAGTTAGCAGAGTTTAAAGTAATTCTCCAAAATACAATTGATAGCTTGTCCGAAAAAAGGACAGAGATGTTGAATTATGATTTTGCATATTCACTTCTTAAAGATGATGGTGTAAAGACGAAGATCATTAAAAAGTATCTTCCTTTCATCAATCAACAAGTGAATCGATATCTTCAGATGATGGATTTCTACATCAACTTTAATTTGGATGGAGAATTTAATGAGACTGTGAAGTCACCAATCCATGAAGACTTTTCATATTCTTCTTTCAGTGAAGGTGAAAAGATGAGAATTGATCTAGCACTTCTGTTCACATGGAGAGAGGTTGCAAGAGTCAAGAACTCAGTTAATACCAATCTCCTAATTATGGATGAAGTATTTGATTCTTCTCTTGATGGATTTGGAACTGAAGAATTTCTCAAAATTATCAGGTATGTTATCAAGGGTGCAAACATCTTTGTCATCTCTCACAAGTCCGACCTACATGACAAGTTTGACAATGTGATAAAATTTGATAAAATAAAAGGGTTCTCTCGCAGAGTATAGCCATGACAACTCCAAACTGGCAACATCACTCCAAGAAGGAGCAGAAGC